TCCGCAATACGATACCCTGACGCTAGAGCAGTCTCGTATTGTGTTTCCCCTATTCGACGAGGAACGAAACCTCACGGGGGTCACCATGCGGGCCTTGGACAACTCTGCGCTACGGTATCTGACATTCACCCGTGAAGATAATCTGACACAAATTTTTGGTCTCCCTGCGCTAGATAGAACACAGCCTATCTATGTCGTCGAGGGACCGATTGATAGTCTCTTTCTTCCGAATGCAATCGCCTGTATCGGCCTCAGTTTCGGTAGAATTGACACCCTAGGACTTCCAAAAGACAAGGTGATTGTAGTCTTTGATAATCAGCCCAAGAACGAGGATGTGTGTCGTCTGATGGACCGGTATATCAAACTACAGTTTCCGGTGTGCATTTGGCCTCGTGTGGTCGGAGAAAAAGACATCAATGAAATGGTGTTGAACGGCAAAGATGTACAGCGAATCATTTCGGACAACACCTACACCGGTCTCGCAGCATCCCTTAAATTTTCAGAATGGAGAAAGTGTTGATGCAACAAACCCCACACACCCCGAATGTGAAGCATGTGTCTCATTCGGTTATGAAAGAGTCATTGATGACAGCAGACACCCCGCATGAGTTGGAGCAGATCATTGCGTATTGCGCGAGAGTGAGCAATCCGGACAATCAGCACAATCATCAAACAGCAGATCGTCTCATCAAGTACCTCATTCGTCACAAGCACTGGTCACCATTCGAGCTTGTGAATGTATGCCTTGAAATCAACACCACCAGAGACATTGCGCGGCAAATTTTGCGGCATCGATCATTTACCTTTCAGGAATTTTCCCAGCGTTACGCAAACCCCGTAGATGAACTATCCTTTAGCTTGCGAGAGCCACGGTATCAAGATGAGAAGAATCGTCAAAATAGCATTAATCTTGGCACTTCTCTTGAAGAGGCCAAGCTTGAAGACGAGTGGTACAACAAGCAACTCGGAATGATTGAGTATGCGAAGATGACCTATCAGTGGGCAATTGATAATGGAATCGCAAAAGAGGTTGCGAGAGCCGTTCTGCCGGAGGGGCTCACCTCGTCACGAATGTACGTAAACGGCACCATTCGTAGCTGGATTCATTACATCGAAACTCGAACGGATCCATCCACACAAAAGGAACATCGGGACATCGCCGTGCAATGTGCCACGGTGATTGCTGACTTATTTCCGAGTATAAATAACTTTCTACGTCAACCCCATGTGGAGACCCCTTGATGCAAAATCAGAATGATGTTCGGATGTTTATGGAACTCTGTGGGCAACACACGGAGTCCCTCTGCACCTTAAAGCACCGGGCGCAGATGAATTTGTACATGCGGTTGATTGCCGAGGAATTCACCGAATTGCAGGAGGGGGTTGAGAATGCTGATATTGTGGAAATTGCAGATGCTTGCGGCGATCTTATTTGGGTTATTCTCGGCCTGATGAATACTACCGGCATTCCACTTGCTCCCGTCTGGGAAGCCATCCTTGCGTCCAATATGAGCAAGGCGACGGGTGGAAAAATTCTGAAGCGCGAAGACGGAAAGATTCTCAAGCCAGACTCGTATTTCCCCCCGGATATCAAAAAAGCTTTGTCCCTATAACTGAGGTAATATATGCCCCTAAGCAAAGAGTTACACGCGAATAGTTTCCTAGAAACAGAGATGGATCTGTCCAGTTCAATCATGTCTGATATTGTGACATTCGACAAATATGCACGACATCTTCCGGCGTTGTCTCGACGAGAGACATGGGATGAGATTGTGACTCGTGTTGAAGACATGCACATCAAGAAGTTCCCGTTTCTTGAAGACGAGATCCGCCGGAATTTCCTGTATGTGCGGAGAAAGGATGTATTGGCGTCCATGCGCTCCATGCAGTTTGCTGGAAAGCCAGCAGAAATCAACAATGCGCGAATCTTCAATTGCTGCTATCTGCCGATTGATCATCCCGACGCATTCAGTGAGGCGATGTTCCTTCTTCTCTCTGGTACGGGTGTGGGATATTCCGTACAGCGCCAGCACATTGAAAAGCTTCCGGTGATCACTCGCCCGCACAAGACGCGCCGGTATTTGGTTGGAGACAGCATTGAAGGGTGGGCGGATGCAGTCAAGGTGCTCATCTCGTCCTACATGCGCGGGAAGGCGCTTCCCGTGTTTGATTTCAGTGACATTCGTCCCAAGGGCGCACTTCTCGTAACATCAGGAGGAAAGGCTCCGGGTCCAGAACCGCTGAAGAATTGTCTCCATCACATCCAGATGATTTTGGATCGCAAGCAGACGGGCGAGCAACTTCGTCCTATTGAAGTGCATGATATCCTATGTCACATTGCAGACGCTGTGCTGTCCGGAGGCATTCGCCGTTCTGCAATGATTTGCTTGTTTGATCTGGATGATGATGAAATGATCACCTGTAAGTTTGGTGCGTGGTATGAGACAAATCCTCAGCGCGGTCGTGCCAATAATAGCGCCGTCATTCTTCGTCACAAGATTGAGAAGAGCGTATTCATGGATCTGTTCAAGAAGATTGAGTTGTCTCAGTCTGGAGAGCCGGGATTCATGTTCACCAACGATTCGCAGTGGGGGCTAAACCCGTGTGCAGAAATCTCACTGCGCCCTTTCCAGTTCTGCAACCTCTGTGAAATCAACGCATCAACTATCAGAGATCAAGCAGACTTCAATGAGCGCGCTAGAGTAGCAGCGTTTATCGGAACACTGCAAGCGAGCTACACAGATTTCCATTACCTCCGAGATGTGTGGAAGAGAACAACGGAGCGGGAAGCCCTCATTGGCACCGGCATGACCGGTATTGCATCAGGTGCAGTACTGAATCTTGACATGGAAGCCGCAGCAAAAATTGTCTTGGAAGAAAACGAGCGGGTAGCCAAGCTCATCGGGATTAATAAGGCGGCAAGAGCGACAACCGTGAAGCCGAGTGGCACCACCTCATTGGTCTTGGGTACGTCTTCAGGTATCCATGCATGGCACAACGATTATTACATTCGGCGCATGAAGTTGATGAAGACTCAGAGTTTGTATACCTATCTCTCCATCCATCATCCAGAACTCTTGGAAGACGATTTGCTTTCACCGCGCCAGAGTGCATTTGTGGCTATTCCGCAGCGGGCACCGGCTGGTGCCATTACTCGTCAGGAACCAGCCTTGGATCTGTTGGAGCGGGTGAAGAAGGTGTGGCAGGGGTGGGTGAAGCCGGGTCACCGCAAGGGGGAGAACAAGAACAATGTGTCCGTATCCGTGTCGCTGAAGCCAGAGGAATGGCAAGAGGCTGGGGAGTGGATCTGGGATAATCGTGACAATTTCACGGCGATCAGTTGCTTCCCGTATGATGGTGGCAGTTATGTACAGGCGCCATACGAAGATTGCACGAAGGAGCGGTATGAAGAGATGGTCAAGCATCTACACAAGATCGACCTGACGAATGTCATTGAGGTTGAGGATGCAACCAATCTTTCCGGCGAAGCAGCGTGTGCCGGTGGCGCTTGCGAAATTGTGTAACGAGGATTGCCATGCATAGAATCGAAGTATGCGCCTCTTGTAACGCCGAGTTTCATATCACACATCATTTGGATTTGTCTCGGTATCGTGTTACCTTCTGTCCGTTTTGCGGGGACGAAAATCTCGAAGATGAATCCTATGAGATCGATGACTTAGATGAAGACTGGAACGAGTTAGCCACAGAACACATCGACGACTGAGTATAAATAGTCAAATCTTTTCGGAGGTTTGACTATGTGGCTTTATGAGAACACGGAATTTACCACGGTCCCAGATCATATCGTGGGGTTTGTATACCTGATCACTAACCTCCAGACCGGCAAACAATACATTGGAAAAAAGCTGTTCACCAAGTCCAAGCGCGTCCAGCGAAAGGGAAAAACAAAGAAGCAGCGAGTGGAGTCAGACTGGAGAAGTTATTACGGAAGCAACAAGGAGTTACTACATGATGTTGCTACCTTGGGACACGAACATTTTAAGCGTGACATTTTACATCTATGTACCTCTCGGGGAGCATGTTCTTATCACGAAGCACGGCTACAATTTGAGTATGGTGTGTTAGAGTTCCCCGAGAAGTACTACAACACATGGATTATGTGCAGGATCCATCGAAAACATTTGCTTAACGCATGATCTTTTTTTACATTGCCATGGGGTCTGCGGCATTCATCAGTAGCATCGCCGCGTGGTTTTCCATCACAGGGCTCGTCACGATTTTCCCAGCTTCCGTACTGCCTATCATTTTGATGGGCAGTGCGTTGGAGTTGGCAAAATTGGTCACCGCTTCGTGGTTGTATCGCTATTGGACCGTATCCCCCAAGGCAATCAAGTGGTATTTAACCCTTGCGGTGTTGGTGCTCAGTTTTATAACCAGCATCGGTATTTTTGGGTATCTCTCTCGTGCGCATTTTTCCGGTACGGATGTGGCGGGAGACACACAGGCAAAAATTGAACTGCTTGATACCCAAATTCGCCAGCGCGAAAGCCGGGTGGACGGCATCAACAAGCAACTGGATCAGATCAACGCCGCCGTATCGTCGTTGTCCACGAATCGGGGAACGGTGGAGCGCGCTATTCGGGTGCGAACCGCGCAACGCTCTGAACGAATGACCTTGGAGAAACAACTCGCGCAAGTGTCTGACACCATCAATG